ACAACATCGTGGGCCCGGCGGGAATTCAGCTGCAGATGCAGGTTCAGCGCCTGCGTGGCGGCGGGCTGGACGAGACGGCCAACAGCATGATCGAACGCGGCTGGCGCCGCTGGGGTCGGCAGGACAGCTGCGACGTGGCCGGGCTGCGATCGTTCCTGGACTATGAGTGGATGGCGGCGATGGAGCCGGTCGACTCCGGAGAGCTGCTGATCCGGATCGTGCGGAGGGCATTCGGCGCGACGAATCGCATCCCGCTGGCCTTGGAGATGATCGAGTCCGACCAGCTGGACCTGAACTACGTCGGGCCGCTGAAGGCCCCCGGGAATCGCTGGCGGATGGGAATCGAGATCGACGAATGGGGCCGCCCGCAGACCTACGCGATCCTGACGGCTCACCCGGGCGACTATCTGACGAGCGGGAACAATCCTGGGCAGCGCCGAGTTGAGCGAGTGCCGGCGGCCGACATGATCCACCACTTTTTCCCCACCCGGGTCGGGCAGAGCAGGGGAGTGCCGTTGGTGGCGCCGGTGATGTCCGATGCTCACCAGCTCGACGGTTACGAGAAGGCCGCGACGATCCGCGCCAGGGCGGCGGCGTCGCAGATGGGATTCATCACCAATGGGGAGGGCGAGCTGACCGGCGACGGGGTGGTGGATGGCGAGCGAGTGACGGACTTTGAGCCGGGCGTGTTCAAGTATCTGCGACCGGGCGAATCGGTCGAGATCCCGCAGATGAACGCCCCGGACTCTCAGCTGGAGATGTTCGTCCGGCAGAAGACCCGGCGCATGGCGGCAGGCACCGGCGTGAGCTATGCGAGCCTGACCCGCGATGCCAGCCAGGCAAGCTACAGCAGCCAGCGGCAGGAGTACCTGCAGGATCAGGACGCCTGGGCGGTGCTGCAGACCCAGCTGATCCAGCGGCTGCACGAGAGGGTCTTCCGTGAGTGGTTGCCGCTGGCGGTCCTGTCTGGCGCGGTGCCGCTGGCCGACTTTGAGCTGCGGCCGGATCGTTACCTGGACGCGGCGCAATGGCAGCCCCGCGGCTGGGCCTGGGTTGACCCGAAGAAAGAGGCCGAGGCCAACGTCATCAGCGAGGGGGCCGGCTATACCAGCAAGATTCGGATCTGCACGGCCCTGGGCACGACCTACGAGCAGGTCCTGAAGGACAAGCAAGCCGAACGCCAGCTGGAGAACCAGTACGGGGTGACGGTTACGCTGCCGGAGCTGACGCAGCAGGGAGGCCCTCAGGATGGCTGATCTGATCCCGACTGATGGGATGCGAGAGGAGGCGCAGCGCTACCGCGACTGGAAGGCAGAGGGAAGGCGAGGTGGGACAGCAGTAGCAGCCCGCAGGGCCACGCAGATCCTGTCCGGCGATGCGCTGTCAGAGCAGACCGTGATCGTGATGGCGGCATGGTTCGCCAGGCATGAGGTCGACAAGCGCGCGGAGGGGTTCCGACCCGGAGAGGAGGGATACCCAAGCCCTGGGCGAGTGGCGTGGGCGGCCTGGGGCGGCGACCCTGGCCAGCAATGGGCCACTGCGCGCGCCGATAGCATCAAGGCGGACCGATCATTGCCAGCGATGCCGGAAACTGAGGCCAGGCCATACCCGAACGAGCACGCGGCGCGACTGATCGACCCGGGGGAGTTTGACCGATTCCGGCGGGAGAATGGCGCCGGCGGTGAGGGCGTGGATTTCATCTACGGCATCAAGACGGGTGAGCCTGTGCGGCTGCAGGCGATCCGATTCGATGCTGAGCGGTTCACTCCGGAGCAGGCAAAGGCCTGGCTCAGCGATCACAACCATGAGGCGATTCTGTTCGAGGAGGCGACCGGCGAAGGCCGCGAGCTGACGCCTGACATGACCGTGGCGCAGGGGATGCTCTACGAAGCGCTGGAGGAGATCACCGACGAGGTGGGCGAGTTCAGCCAGACCGATGCTCACTACATGCCGGAAAGCCCGTTTGCCGGGCAGGGGATGGTGTGCAGCAACTGCGCCTTCTATCAGGGGCCGGCGGCATGCGAGATCGTTGAGGGCGAGATTCTGCCCAGGGGGCTGTGCAAGTTCTGGATCATCCCTGCGAGCAAGCTGGCCCAGGCTGCTCCGGAGCCCCGGACGCTAACCGGCGCTGAGCTGCAGCAGCGCTACAAGGGCGAGCTTCAGCAGACGCGCGAGATGGCGATGGACGCAGCGCCGACCGCGACTGACGAAGGCGTGCGGTTCACGTTCAGCAGTGAGGAGCCGGTCGACCGATGGTTCGGCCGCGAGGTGCTGAGCCATGCCCCTGGCGCTGCGGACCTGAGCCGGCTGCAGACGGGGGCGGCGCATCTGTGGAACCACAACCGCGACGTGGTGCTGGGGGTGGTGACGAGCGCCGAGATCGGCGCCGACCGGATGGGAGTGGTGACGACACGCTGGAGCCCGAACACTGCGATCACTGGGTCAGAGGAGGCCCGCCGCCGCGCCGACATTGAGGCCGGCATCACGCGGAAGGTTTCTTTCGCCTACGAGATCCGCGAGGCCGTCGACATGGGTGAGGGCCAAGTGCTGATCACGAAGTGGGCCCCGCTGGAGGTCAGCACCGTGAGCATCCCTGCGGATAACACCGTCGGCCATGATGCGCCGCGATCAAGGGCAGCAAATGAGCCGGCACAGCCGGCCCCGCAAAACGACCTCGCTACGCTTGAGCGGAACACATCGGCCCCGCCCGAGATCATGACCGTTGAGACCGTCAACGATGCCGCCTCGGCCGCGCAGGCCGAGCGTGAGCGCTTTCAGAGCCTGACCAATCTTTGCCGTCAGCATCAAATGCCCGAGGGCATGGCTGGCGACCTGTTCTTTGCCGGTGCCACCCTTGACCAGGCCCGTGAGCAGGTGCTGGACAAGGTCGGCAAGCGCTCCCGTGAGCTGCAGCCCGGTGGGTTGCATGTGGAGCCTGACGCCCTGCTGGGCATGGACCGCAGGGATTTGCAGCGCTACTCCATCGTCAAGCTGCTGCGCTACCTGGCTGACCCCAGCAATGCCTCGGCCCGCGACGCCGCCGGCTTCGAGCTGGAGCTGAGCCGCGCTGTTGAGCAGAAGGAGGGCCGCAGCGCCAACGGCGCCCTGGTCCCGTTCGACTGGATGGTGCACAGCCGCGCAAACGTCGGCACGTTCTCCGCCGGTGGCGCCCTGGTCGGCACCGAGCTGCTGGCCGGATCATTCATTGATCTGCTGCGGAACCAGTCGGCCCTGCTGCAGTCCGGGATCACTACCCTTACCGGTCTGACCGGCAACGTTGACATCCCGCGGAAGACCGCCGCCAGCCAGCACTACTGGGTCGGGGAGGACGTTGATGTCACCCCATCCGATGCCACCTTCGGCCTGATCTCGAGCACCCCCAAGACGATCGGCGTCCGGGTGCCGGTGTCCCGCCGGGCCCTGATCCAGACCACCCCGGACATCGACACCCTGATCCGGTCGGACATGGCCGAGAGCCTGGCGCTTGGCCTTGACAGCTCCGGACTCTACGGCAGCGGATCTAGCGGCCAACCCCTGGGCCTGACCAACGTCACCGGCATCGGCTCGGTCACCCTCGGCGGTGGCGCCAGCCAGGTGTATCCCGCCAGCCTCGGCGGCGGCACCCACGACTCGGGCGACTGGGCGGACTACATCCAGCTGCTGGGCGCTTGCCTGGCGGCGAACGTGACGCCGACCAACTTCCGCTACATCATGAACTCGCAGACCATGGTCGGCGGCATGATCACCCTGCGGGCCAGCGCCGCCGGGGCGGATTACATCATCAACGACGCCGGCAACATCGGCCGGTATCCGGCCCAGATGAGCAATCAGGTGCAGACTAATGATGTCTTCGCCGGTGTGTTCTCTGATCTGATCCTGGCAACCTGGAGCGGCCTCGACATCGTCGTTGATCCCTACTCTCAGTCGGCGAAGGGCCAGGTGCTCTACACCGTGATGCAGGACATCGACTGGGTCTGCCGTCGGGCTGCCAGTTTCGCCCGGGGGACCTGATGGCTTGGGTCATTCTGCTGACGGATTGCTGCATCTCGGGCCAGCCCCACCAGGCCGGCCCGGACCCGATCCAGGTCACCGGACCTGACGCGAAGCTGCTGATCAGTCAGCAGCTGGCCATTCCGGCGCAAGAGCCGGCACCAGCAGCCCCTGCGGTCTGCAAGCCCAGAACCCCTAAGCCCCCGACTGACAAATGACCATCCAGAACTTCGGCGGCAAAACGACCGCCTTTCAGCTGCACTCCAACAAGGTCGTCAGCGCCACCGGTGCCGGCACCGACGCCGCCTCCGCTGCGCTGGTCGTTGATCTGTTGCCCTATGAGGGCGACATCACGCTCAGCATTGACCACGCCGCTGCCGGATCCGGCGTCACCTTGACCGCGAAGATTCAGCACAGCGACACTACCACCGCGGGTGATTTCGTCGACGTGACCGGCGGCGGCTTCACCGCCGCCGCGGCCAACACTGCCGGATTCGCCACGCTGACCCTGAACAGCGACATCTTGCGCCGTTACGTGCGGGTTCTGTTCACCGTGACCGGCGGCAGCGGCACCGGTGCCGCGAGCGTGATGGGGCGAGGCTCTGCCAAGCAGCTGTGATCGACGCAGACCTGGATCTG